CGGATTACTCGGAGGATCAGCCAAGTACGGAACTGGAGCCACTACCACTTCAAATCCAGGAGCAAGTACTACAACTGCACCTGCTGGTAATCAAACTAACACCAATCAGAGTGATGCTGAAACTGCTCGGCTAACAAGACAAAATGCCGCGGCCGCCGGAGGACGCAATGCAAACGATCCTCGACGTACAGATAGTGCAACTGGCGGTCTAAACTCAGTAACTGGGGTAGCACTACCCAGCCCAGCCAAAGCCAGTGCGGCGCCAACTCCTAAGAAAACCATCACAGCCGGTCTTATGGGTGCCATGAATGAACTTCAAGCAGAACTAGTTTCTAAAGGAATTTACCAGGTACCGGACACTTACGAAATTGTGTTTACTAATGGAGCAGAAGCCATTAGAGATGCATTAATTACGTTGCCGGGCAAAGTAAAAAATCAAAGTTCAACCCCTATGGCTCCAGCCGCAGCCAAGGATCCCAAGAGCAAAGATACTGCTAGACAACGTACCGACAACAATGTAAGAAATTTCAATGTCACTGCTGGACAACAAATACTGCAAGCCATTGACTTGACTATTCGCAACAGCAGTTATATCTACAAGCAGGCGGCAGTACAGAACTCAGAGACTCCAAACGTAGAAAAAATAGAAAAAGACGGTGAAGATGATAACTCATCAGAAAACAAAGTCCCGGCAACCGCAAATTTAAATTGGTTTGAAATTACCATGGAAGCAATTCCGGGCAAATACGATTACAAACGCAACGACTATTCTTATACCATTAGATATATTATCAGTCCTTACATTATACAGAACTTCAACAGCAAGTTCTATCCTATACCCAAGTTCTTGGGAGTGCATAAACAATATCTTTATTGGTTTACAGGAGAAAACACAGATGTAATTGACTACCAGGCCACATTCAATCACTTGTATAACATGACTGTGAGTGGCAAAGAGCCAGGCAACAATAACCTTAAGAAACTGCGACAAAAGTATACCAGTAGCATGAGAGAGCTAACAAAATATTCTTACCAGGCCGCAAGTGATCAAACACGATCAGGTGCAGAGTCAGATGCAAACGAGATTAGTGCCAATGCCGCGGAGTCGTTATACAGCCCCAGTGACTTGGCCAAAGGCAAAATAAAAATTGTTGGAGATCCAGGGTGGATGCAACAAGGCAGTGTATCTAGCGGAGTTGGCATTAGCAATTTTAACTACAGTGGATTCTTGCCAGACGGTACTATAAATTTTGATTCTCAACAGGTGATGTTCTCTATTGAGTGGCAAAAGCCACAAGACTATAATTTAAACACTGGCCTGGCCAATCCATATGGTCGAGAAGGTGGGCCGCGTAAACCTATAAACAGTTATGTATACCAGGCAATTAAATGCACATCAGAATTTAGGCAAGGTAGATTTGAACAAACCATTGACGGATCACTGTATTTGTATCCAACTGAAAACTTAAAGAACGCGGCAACGCAGCCAAGCAATAGTGTTGGTAATGACGGCGCCAACAGTAGGTCAGACGACACTACATCAACAAACTCCACTGGTGGCAAAACAATGGCAGATATAGACGCAGAAGTTAATAATTCTAATACTGCCAGGGCATCTATTACTAGCACCACGCCCAATGATGATTCAGCGCCAGGACCACAGCAAAATTCCACAACCAGCAGTGACGGCCAGGACATTGGTCTAAATGCGTTTTTAGCACCACCTAAGATGGGCATAGATCAAAACATGATTGATGCCAATGCTGAACTACAAACAGATTCAACTGTACAAACAATTTGGAAAGACTTCTAAGGACCAACAATGGCAGAAAATACGCAACGCAGTCGTGGACGTCCCGGGAATTATAAATTAGACCGTGGTGGGTATCCATCAGAGAACGGCCCGTTCCTGGGCATAGTGATGAACAACATTGACCCCACACGAGCAGGACGATTACAAGTGTTCATTACCAACTTCAACGATGGTGACATGACTGATGAAACCAAGTGGACCACAGTGGACTATTTGCCTAGCTTTTATGGTGCTACACCTAAATCAGGGACCAGTGCAGGACCAGGCACCTATCCAGGCAACCGCAACAGTTACGGCATGTGGTTTACCCCGCCAGACCTAGGAGTCACAGTTGTTTGTATATTCATTAACGGTGATAGAGATCAAGGGTATTACATTGGAGTTGTGCCCGAGCAAGGCATCAATCATATGATTCCGGCCATCGGAGCAGTGACAAACTTTGTCGCACAAAATGAAAATCAAAAAGTGTATCTAGCAGATGCCAGTCAAGCGCCTGTAACAGAAATCAACGACACTAACATCGGAGTAATTAACAGCCCACGATTTTTTGAACAAGAAAAGCCAGTCCATAGTGTTGTGGCAGCCGCTCTATTCCAGCAAGGGCTAATAGATGATCCAGAACGTGGTCCTATTGCCAGCAGTTGTCAACGTGAATCGCCTAGCGCAGTATTTGGGGTCAGCACACCAGGTGTGGCAGTGTATCAAGGCGGTATCAAACCTGGTGAAATTAGAGATCGCATTGACTCGGGCAAGCTAAAACCTCAAGATGTTAAAGTTATTGGACGCATGGGCGGACACACCTTGGTAATGGATGATGGCGATCAAGATGGCGACAATGCTTTGTTCCGGTTGAGAACATCAAAAGGCCACCAGATTACCATGAGCGACTCAGGTGACTTCTTCTACATCACACATGCTAACGGACTCACCTGGTTAGAATTTGGATCTGAAGGCACAGTAGACGTGTTTGCCACAAACTCTGTGAATGTGCGCACTCGTGGGGATATTAACTTGCATGCCGATCGCGACATCAACATGTATGCGGGTCGTAATATCACTGCCAAGTCTAAAGAAAATATCACACTAGAAGCAGAAATATCATTGACCGCAACTGCTCAAGAAAATTTAACCTTGTACAGCAAGAGTTACATTGGAGTCAAAGCAGATGGATCACTGGCCTTAGACAGTTCAAACGGCTCTTGGAAAGGTGGCAGTACATTGACATTCTCTGCAGGCGGAATTGATTTAAATGGACCAACTGCGGCATCTGTCACAGCGCCTAAACCTGTGGTCAAGACTGTGATGGATGACACTGAGTTTGATACCAGCAAAGGTTGGCAAACTTTAGCCGATGGGCTTGAAAGTATTGTGAGTCGAGCACCTACACACGAGCCTTACAGTTATCATAATGAAGGTGTTGATGTTAAACTAAGTCTTGAAGAAGGCAAACCACCACCTCCGCCGGGAGCAGAACCTGTTCCTGAAGGTGTAGAAATACAGGCAGAATAACATGGGAACATTTACATTTAACATTGATCAAGTACCAGGTGCGCCCAGCGATGCTGATAGTGCAAAAACATTTAAAATTTCAGGACCTAACACACTAACACAGGCACAGGCACAAGCCATATTTGAAAAACAAGTCAAGACAGGCGGCCTGACAGGATTTAAATCTGGTGATGTACTAAATGCGGCAACCCAAGTAGCTGATGGATTAAAATCGGCACAGTCTCAGTTGACTTCGGGCATAAGCAGTATAGGGGCATCAGTTTCTGGTGCAACAAATGGAATAACATCTGCACTCAGTAAAACTGGAATCACTGCCGGAATTAATCCAGGGAACTTTGTTAAAGAATTGCCCGCACTTGCTAGTATTGGAAATTTAAATCCTTCGCAAGTTACCGGCACACTTGCGCAGGCAAGCAAACTAGTGTCCCAACCATCTTCGATTGTGAGCAACCTTGGCGGTGCTGGTAATTTTGGCCTAGACGTTGGCCAGCTTGAAAAAGCAGGATATATCAAACCAGGCATGGCCGCCAAGTATGTTTCCGCAGGACAAAATTCTATTACCAGCGTGTTAAATAGTCCTTCTGTATGGACCGGTAAAGATGGAGTCAACCAAGTTCAAAATATGTTGAACAACCCGGCAGCACAAAGCAAAGTACAACAGACTTTGATGACCACAGGACTGGGCCAAGTCAAGTCATTGGGTCTTCCCGTAGGTCAATTGGCAGCAACAGTGCTTGGCGGTGTCGCATTAAATGCAGCCAAAGATGTAACAGCTACACTTGCGTGGGCCAAAGGAATAACTGCAAACTTACCCACGGATCTTGTTGCAAAATTTAATCAAACAGCCAAAGACGCATCGTTTGCGGTAAACCTAGTGGATGAAAAATTATCTAACGAGACACTAAACATCAAACAGATTACTGGGTCAGTAGGAACCATTAACAAAACCACTCTTAATGCCGCTGTTGGTAGAGTAATTGGTAACGATAAAATCCCCAGTCTGAATTTCAGCAAAGGAACTCCAGACCCTGCAGCCGAACAAGAACTAAAAACATTGTATATGCAACTCAGTGACGTTGAGGCCAAAGCCAATGCTATCATTGCTGAACCTATGCTGTCAGATAATGTTGATGCCAGGGAAGCACGTATAACAGCATTGAAATCGGAAGTTACCCCAATCATTGATAGTTTGGCTTCGGTTGCAATATCAGTAGCGACTACCTCTAAAACTCTTGCTACCAAAGCTGAATTGGCAATTGGAAACGCACAGGCCTTGATTGAATTACTCGATAACGAGATTGAAAATATTCGTCGATTCAATGCGGCGTTACAAAGTATATAAATATTATCATGACTACATTCATTGGGTTTAACACCATTAGACAATACAAAAAGTTTACGTTGACAGACTTTGATTTAATCAAACGAGACCTGCTGAATGCATTTAATATCCGCCAGGGGCAACTGCCTGGACGTCCAGCATATGGTACAGTGATTTGGGATTTTTTGTTTGAACCACAAACAACACAAACACAAAACGGAATAGAAGCAGAAATACAACGTGTGGCAGGTGGTGATCCGCGCATTTATATCAGCGACATACAAACTTATCCACAGGAAAATGGTATCTTGATCGAGATACAACTCACAGCAGTTCCCACACAAAATGCTGAAATTCTTAGTATATTCTTTGATCAACAACAACGAGTAGCCTCCTACGTATAACTACGCCGTTTTTAGTAACCATAAATACTTCAGTGACACAAGGGTTACAGAACAATGGCAACAACCACTAGACAAACGGCAATTTTTGGGGTAGAAGATTGGAAGCAGATCTATCAAACGTATAGAGAAGCAGACTTCCAAAGCTACGATTTTGAAACTCTGCGCAAGAGTTTTGTAGATTATCTACGTTTGTATTACCCAGAAACATTCAATGACTACATTGAATCATCAGAATTTATTGCACTCCTGGACATTATTGCGTTCATGGGTCAATCACTTGCTTTCCGTACCGACCTTAACACTCGTGAAAACTATTTAGACACCGCGGAACGTCGAGATTCAGTTGTGCGTCTTGCTAACCTAGTGAGCTACAGTCCCAAGCGCAACACAGCCGCACAAGGCTTGTTGAAGGTATTCAATGTTACCACAACAGAAAACGTTGTGGACTACAACGGAGTTAATTTAAGCAACGTCACAGTTGACTGGGCAGACCCCACAAATCCAGACTGGCAAGAACAATTCACAGCAATTATCAATGCTGCCTTGGTTGACACTCAACGTGTGGGCCGTCCAGGCAACAAACAAACATTACTAGGTGTGGATACTGCTGAATATGCAGTGAATCTAGTGCCAGGGTTCTTGCCGGTAATTCCTTACACCGCCACAGTGGACGGTGTTAACATGCCGTTTGAAGCAACCACATCTACCAGTGCTGGCCGAGACTATTTGTATGAGCCACCACCAGTTCCTAACACAAGTTTCAATGTGCTGTTCCGCAATGACCAATTGGGATTTAGTTCTGCCAACACTGGCTACTTCTTTATGTTCAAGCAAGGCACCTTGCAGAACACAGACTTTAACCTTGCTGAACGCACAAGCAATCGCACTGTAAACATCAACGTTGAAGGTGTTAACAATACTGACCGTTGGTTGTTTGAACTTACTAACCTGGGCAACATCAATCGCGAATGGCAGTATGTAGAAAGTGTTTACACAGCAGCCGCAGAGCAAACTGTGGCATTGCGTCCTATCTATTCTACTACCAGTCGTAGTAATGACCAAATTACTCTAATATTTGGTGACGGAGTGTTCTCAGAAATTCCTGTTGGTATCTTCCGTTGTTATACCCGTGCGTCAAATGGCTTGCAGTACATTATCAATCCTGAAGAAATGCAAAACGTCACATTGCCAATCAGTTACACTGACCGCAATGGTAACATTCAAACAATTACATTCACTTGTGGAATCACACAACCTGTGAGCAATGCACAAGCACGTGAAACAATTGATGCAATCAAACAACGTGCCCCTGCTCGTTACTACACTCAGAATCGTATGGTCAACGGAGAAGACTACAATCTGTTCCCGTACACTGCTTACAATTCAATTATTAAATCCAAGGCCCTGAATCGTAGCTCAATTGGTACAAGTCGTTATCTGGATCTAGTTGACAACACTGGCAAGTATTCATCGACTAATTCGTTCTCTAGTGACGGTGCGCTGTGGGAACAAAATATTCTTCCTACAGTATTGTTCTCGTGGATTAACCGAAACGAAATTGCAGATTTTGTGACAAACACTGCCCAGCCACAAATTGGTCTGGCCACAATGAAACAGTTTTATTATGCCAATTTTCCTAGACCCGAAGTTAACGTAGTTGACTCTGCCACAGCACTAAGCACTTGGCAACAAAGCACTACACTGGCCAACGAAACCACGGGCTATTTTAAAAACGCCAACGGAAATGCTATTCCTGTTGGAGATAGTACCACAACTGTTTTTAAATATGTACAAGTTGGTAGCATTATTAAATTTACTGCACCAACAATTAACGGTGTTGCTTACTATTTTGATCGTAACAACAGACTGCAACCTGGCGTGCCAACCAAGCCAGATGAAAGTTTAGAAATCTGGGCAAGTCCGCAAGCTATTGTGGGAGACGGATACAATGGTGGCATTGGCAATTTCCCATCAGGCGCTGGTCCTGTAACTCTCAATAACTTTGTGCCAACGGGCGCAGTAGTTGACAGTATCATTCCCGTGTTCATTACAGACTTGCCATTGTCACTAGAGCAACAAATGGGCGACCAGATTGAGTTGTTCCGCAATTTTGGCATCGGTTACGCCAGCACAGAACTTATCACAGCACAAGGTGTGACTATTCCTCCGGGTACATGGTATTTGATAACCAGTACAAATCTTGATGCAGATGCTACCTGGAGTCAAGCCTATGCTGGTGATACATCAGGAACCAACAAGGATGCCAGCTGGTTGGCACAATTTGTAGTTGAAAATCAAAACTACACAGTGACATTCCGTGGACTTGCATATAACTTTGGTAGTGTGTTACAAACACGTTTCTTTTTCTATGACGACCAATTGGTTTACGATAGCCGCACTGGTACAATTATCAAGGACTTTATCAATGTGTTGGCAATGAATACACAACCACTTGACAGCAAGCCTTTACAAAGTGATATCTATATGAATATCATTGGTCAACCTGTTGAGAGCGATGGTTACGTTGACGACTTCCAGGTCTTGGTAAGTTTCCGTGATAGTGATAACGATGGTGTTCCAGACAACCCTGACTTCTTTAGTGAAATTGTAGGACCTGTTCCTACTACTCCTAGTACAGGACCCTGGGTGTTCCTGCAACAAACAGTGGACTTTGACAATTTACAACGTTACTTGTTGGTTGAAGAAGGCGTGGTCAATTCAGACTATGCCACACTAGATGACATTGAATTGGTAAAATCAGAATGGAGTCCGGGGCAAGTGTTCTATGCTTACTCAGAAAACTTGTTCTATCTACTCAGCGTTAACGTTGCTGGCACAAGAACCTTGGTACAACAGTCAGGATGGATTTCAAGATCAGGACGACAAAACTTGTACTTCCAGTATCGTCATAATTCACCATTGACCAATCGTATTGACCCGGGCACCACAAACATCATTGACTTGTATGTGGTTACACAGGCATATTATACTGCATATCAGAACTGGATCAAAGACACCACTGGTACTG